TTAGAGATTAGCCCCATTTTTAGCCCCAATTTCGATAGCACGATCAAAAGTATCGATAATTCTATCTTCCATTTCTCTCAGTACATGACCGTATGTTGTGTAAATCATTTCAGGCGTGTTCCCTAAACGTTCAGCAATAGCCCTTACTGGTACACCATCGTTCATTAATATTGTTGCATGTGAATGTCTAAGAGAATGGAGTGTGCACTCCTTTAATCCAGCGCGTTGAATAATTCTTTTAAATCCTTTGTGTAACGTTGTTAATGGCATTGGTATCATACTTTCTAAAGAGTGGAATACATAGTCTTCATCTTCTAGCTTTTTCCCGAATGATAGTAATTTTTCTTTGATTACTTTTTGATAACGACTTAACTGATCAATTACATTTTTACCAACTTTGATTTTGCGTTCACTATTTTTTGTTTTAGTTGACCCCGTACCATATCTAGTTCTATTCCGCATAATATTAATTGTTTGCGTCTCAAAGTCAATATCCTTCCATTGAAGACCTAATGCTTCACCTTTACGCATTCCTGTATAAGACAGTAACAGTAAAATTGAATAGTACGTTTCATCCTCATTATCTTTTGTGTAAGTAAGCATTGTACTTAGTTGATCAGATGTAAGTACCGATAACTCAGCTTCTTTTTTCCGAGTAGAAGGTAGGCTTACTCCTTTAAATTTGTTTCGAGGAATTATTTCATCTTCAACAGCAGCATTTATAGCTATTAAAAAGATTGAGTGTATTAGTCGGATTGAGCTAGGTTCATATTTCTTTTCTAAGGAATTTATTAAACTTTTTTGATATGTTAATCTGTCTAGTTTTTGTAATTTGAAATGACCAATATACGGTTTAATATTAAGCCTTATAATGATTTCGCGTTGTGTTATCGTCCCAAGTTTCCATTTTCGTTTATTAGATTCAAACCAAATATCTAGCCATTGTGTTACAGTTAGGTTATCATTTTCTATATATTTTGTTTCACCACGCAGCGTTTGAGCCTTTACATCCACAAGGGCTTTTATCGCTGCTTTTTCAGTTTTAAAACCACTTTTTTTCTTTTCTTTACGTTTACCAGTCAATTCATCATAGTATTTGTGGCGGAACATCCACAATTTTTCACCTTTATTATTGAGGTAAGAATAGACTTCTTTTTCCTTTGTTGATTTAACTAATTCCAATTTAATTACATTCCCTTCATCGCTTTTGGTGAGCATGTGTGTAGGGATGGAATATAAATTATTTATCGAAAGTTAATTTTAAAATTTGTAGAGCTTTTTGTTTTTCTTCATCAGTTAAAACTTTACCGTTAATTGTTATTTCTTGTGCCATACTAAATAAGTTTTCAAGTTCAACATTTGATTTAGATTCACCGACAGAATTCTCTATCATATTTTTGTCTTGAGTTGCTTCTTTATATTCTAGTGAGTTTCTAATTAAATCGTTAATTTCATCAATTTCAACAGATAAATCCTCCGATTGATCTCGAAGGTCTTTAGCTTGTTTTAATAATTCACTTCTTTCTTTAGATAATGAACTCACTTCGCCTTGTTCTTTATCGTTCAATTCATCTATAGTGAGATATTTTTGTAACTTTAACTCTATATCTTCTGCTTTATTGATGAATTCTTTTTTCTTATTTCTATATTCAGCTTGTTTTGATTTAAGTTCATCACGTTTTAGATACAATTCAGATAAATCATTTCCAGTTAAGTAACCAGCCTTAACCATTAAATCTATATATGGAATATCTAAGACCTTAGCAATTCTCGCTAAAACGTCAGGAGATGGATTTTTTTTTCGTTCATTTTCTAAATGTGAAATGTACCCTTGAGAAACTTCCACCATTTCAGCCAATTGCGTTGTTGTAAGTCCACTTTTTTTACGAACTTCTTTTATTAAATCTCCTAATGTATTCACATTATTTCTCCTTTCTTTATCATTAATCGGTTTAAATAAATAATACTCAAAGTAATAAAAAGTTGCAAATTATTTATAAATGGTTTAAATTAATACTATAAGAATTAATACTGATGGTATTAATATTTTTATGCAAGGTGGTGAGTTCATGGATAAAATCACTTTATCTGTTAATGAGGTTGCTAAATTAATTGGAATAAGTACTACTACTGTTTATACAATGGTACGCCTTAATGAAATTCCATATAAAAAAGTGCGTGGCAGAATTATTTTTCATCGTGGAACTATCGACAATTGGTTAGCAACACCTTTTAAAGGGGGAGAATCATGATTCCGGCAGAAATAAAAATTGAAGTTAATGAAAATATAATTAGAGAACAATTAGAAAAGCGCGTAAACGAAATTGTTGATAGTACTTTACTTTTGATTGATGTAAAAGGTTTAGCCAAAAAATTATCAATGAGTGAGCGTTTTATAGAGGAAGAATTCTTACATGATCCACGCATTAAATTACATGAAGTTAAAAAGAACAGAAAACGTTGGTACTTTTATAAACCAACAATAGAAGCAATTACGGAAATTTTACGTACAGAATGGTAAAAATTAAAAATGCTTTTGGTGAGCGTGTAAGAAAAAACAACAATGTCACAGCACATAGGTGGTGAAATATCTGATGCAACAGGAAATGAATTATTCTTATGATTCCATACCAGAGGAACTTAAAGAATTGAGACAATGGTTATGCTTTGAAGTTAAAGCTGTACCAGGAAAAGAAAAATTAGAGAAAATACCATGGCATTATAGTGGCAAATTTAAAGCTTCTTCTACTAATCCAAGTACATGGTGTTCATTCGATGAAGCTGTAATAGCAGCACAAAAAAGGATAAATGGTATTAACGCTATTGGTTTTGCTTTTAGTGAAAATGATCCATATACAGGAATTGATTTAGACAATGTGTTAGAAGGTAATAACCTTAATGGAATGGCCAATGAAATTATCGATATTGCTGATTCATATACAGAGTATTCAACTAGTGGGACAGGCGTACACATCATTATTAAGGGATCTCTACCCGATTACATTAAAAATACCGGTAAACGAAATGACAAATATGGTATAGAAATTTATTCAAGTGGTCGTATGTTCGTTTTTACTGGAGATGTTCTTGCTAATGAAGGCAGTATTTATGAACGTAGTGATCAGTTAGGTGAGATTATTGAGAAGTATTTTTCAAAGGAACAGTTAGCTGATTATTCAGGGATAAATTATAACGAAATTCCCAGTGGTACAAATACTGAAGATGATAGCGATACTTGGAAAAGGATGTTACTAGATAAAAAAGTGGTAGAGAGTAAAGGTGTGACACATGGTGAGTTAATCCATAGAGCAATTAAAGGGGAACTTACACACAATAATGATCACTCTGAAACTGATATGTACTTGATTGGCCAGCTTGCTTATTTTTGCAAATGCGATTCTGAAAAAATAGATCGTATGTATAGAAATGGGCCAGAAGGAATTGGAAATGCATTGATGCGTGATAAGTGGGACGAACGCAGAGGGGCAACTACATATGGTGAACGTACAATAGTGATTGCGATTGCTAATGAGATGCCTAAGCTCAAAGCCCTTGAAAAGAAAGAATTCGAAATGATATCACCAAACGGTACAAAAGTAATGTTGAAAATACCAGAAGGTTATATATCGAAAAAAGGATGTTTGTATAAGGTTTCAGAAAAAATGCTGAAGGATGGTTCTATTGAACGTAACGAAACATTTATTTGTAGGCAGACACCAGTGATTACAAGAACTTTTACAAACATCGAGTACCAACAACTATATCACGAGCTCACTTGGTCTGATAATGGTCGTGACTATAAAGTTGTAGTTCCTGCTGGAGACCTAGCTATCCGAAAAGAGATGTTGAAATTGTCTTATCAATCTTTGGCGGTTACAGAAAACAATGTAAAACACCTTATTCAGTATTTTGACACTTTTATTATGGTAAATCATTTAGAGAGAGAGCATCTAGTGGAACGTCTAGGTTATATAAAAGGAGAGCTTGTTCACCCTTTGAATGCTAACAATATTACCATTTTACCCGCAGATGCAGGTGAAAAGCAGTTGTTAAATGCATTTGATTTATCTGGAACCATCGAGGATTGGATTAGTGGTGTGTTAAACCCAATGAAAAAGCACTCAAGAGCTCTTTTGATGTTATTAGCTTCATTTACAAGCGTTATTTTAAAAGATTTAAAGTTACAGCCTTTTATTGTGGATTTAAGTGGTCCAACTTCACGTGGTAAAACAACTGTATTACGAGCTTGTGCAAGTGTTTGGGGTACAGAGTACTTGGTTTCTGAATGGAATATAACAAAAGTATCTGCTAAGCGAAAAGCAAGTTTTTTGAATAGCTTTCCTCTCATTCTCGACGATAGCCGTAAGGCTGATTCAAGGCAATTACAAAGTTTTGTTTATAACTTTTCAGGTGGCCGTTCTAGAGGGCGTGGGTCTATTACAGGTTCTCAAATGGAGAGTACATGGAATAATATTTTACTTTCTACTGGAGAAGCTTCGTTGAATGAATATGCAGTATCAGCAGGCGGAGTAGCTGCACGTATATTATCAATAACTGGGATTCCATTCGAAAATGAGGAGTTTAGTTTTTTCAATAACATTTATGAAGCATTTGATGGAAACTATGGTGTTGTAGGAATGGAGTTTTTAAAACAATGGCAGGAGAGTAAAAATACCCTTATTTCGGAATTTGCCGAATATAATAGTTTGTTCCAAAAGGCTTCACAGGGTAATGAAGTGATTTCTCGAATTGCGCGTTACTATGCAGCTATTGTTTTTACCGCAAAGCTATTAAATGTTTTCTTTGATTGTGAGATTGATTTAAAAGTATTGTTTCTATTGTTCGAGGAATTGAATAAGGAAAATAAATCTTTAGATAAGCCTTTGCAATTGTTGGAATTGATTTTACAAGAGTTAGATGCGGATCGAGGCGCTATCTATAGAAATAATAGCATCGGTACAAAAACAATTAAAGCGTTCTATAAAGCAGGCACACTTTATTTTGCACCAAACATTTAAAAGAAACCTTAAAAACAGAAGAAAAGGCAACCAGAAATGAATGGTTAAGGCGTGGAATAACAATTGAACGTGAAAATCGAGGGAAAAAAGTCGATTATCAACAATTAAAAATTTCAGGTCAGAAGTTTAGCGGAATAGCTGTACAACCGAAGATTTTACAAGAGTTAGGGTTCGACTTCTCTGAAGAAGCTAGATATTAATCTTTTCGGTACAACAAAGTACAACAAAGTAGGTTAGTTTTTAATTTTGTTGTACCGCAATAAAGATTGATATATCAAGGTTTTAGATATAAAGGTACTAAGAGTACTACAAGTACAACAAAATAAAAAGAGGTTGTATGAGAAATGATTCTACGCAGTTTTGTAGATGTCCTTTATATATATACTATTTTTCTGTTGTACCGTAGTACTTGTTGTACCATACATCTAAAAATGTTGATATGACTGGATTTTGCCGGTACCACAAAGAGTACAACAAGGAAAATCAAGGTACAACAGATAAAAAAGTGTAGGTTGAAAGGAGCAACGACATGAGATTCAAAAAATGGATCCTACAATATATTAGCGAAGATTCACCAATCGGCGATTTTGCAAAAGACAACTTGGAAGATTCAACGTTTCCGAATTCATATTCATACAAAAAAATCCGAGCGCATCTCGAAAGACAAAATGCTAGTGAATTGTGTATGAAATCTTTCCAAGATGCTTGGACACGATATAAAAATAGAAACAAACATAAAGGGGAAATATAAATGAAAGAAGTACGTTGTGCATCATGCGCCAAATTATTATTAAAATCTGTTATAGAATATGAAGTTTGCAAAGTAGCAGCGCAAATAGAAATCAAATGTATCAAGTGTAAAACTATTAACAAATACAAATCAAAATAATCAGAGACTCCAGAAGTCCATTTCATTCTAGCGATAGGATGTGATGGGCTTCTTTTATAACTGTGGAAGGGGAATGCAGAATGTATATGACTCTTGAGGATAAACAAAAAGGAGAAACCGAAGTATTGGAGAGGTTCCTTAGTGAATATGAGGAATGTAAAAAATATGTCGAAAGTGCTACAGATGAAGAAAAGCTAACGCCGCTGTATAGACATAGAAAAAACATTGTGGAAGGTGTAGATACAATTTATCCAACACTTAATGATGATTTGAAAAAAATTATCAAAATGCGTTATTGGTATAAAGATTATAAAAGTGATTGGGCTGACATTGCAGATGAACTATATATGAAAGTTAGTAAAGTTAGGCGATTACGTGACGTCATTATCCGTAAATTTGCTGAAGCAATCGGTTGGGTGTAATTCAATAAAAGGTGGTGTGTTCATTGGCGATTATTGTAACAAAGCCGGAAATCGCATTCTCCAATCAAAGAGCACAAGTCGATGAACTGCTTTACTCGTTGGGGAGTGATGCTAAGAAGAATGAAGTAGCTGAACGATTATTACTAGAAAGAGATCAGGAGATTGAAGCAGCGTACGAATTTAGTTATGGGGTTGCTATGTTGGACCCAATAGATAGATGGTATACAAGCGATATATTCAATATAGTTAGTGAAATCATCGCGTTAAAAGAACGTTATGCAAAGCGCATTAGAAGGTGTAAGGTGCGTCATGAGAGATTTAATTCAATTGTAAAAAGATTACCTCCAGAAGATGCAGAAACCTTTATACGTGCTTTCTGTACAGATTTAGAGGTAGATGAGCGTGATGTGAAAGCTATTATCCGTAAACATTACAAATTATTAGCTTCTTTCTACGATTAGGAATCGAATGAACTCATGAACAAATTGATTAATTGTTATCTGATAAATATAACTAAGAGACTCTAGAAGTCCATGACTGCACAGCAATGTGTTAGTTGTGGGCTTTTTATTTTATTTGAAAGGGGTGATTGAAATGTAAAAAGTGATATAAGCCCCCCGCCTTTCAGGGTCCGAGTTTTCCAGAAAATCGGGCAACGGTGATGGGGTGTACTGTCCAAATTTTCTTCCCTCTCTACACGCGTGATAGGGGGGGAGGGTCAAATACGAAAGGTGGAACAACAATGGAAAATCCATTCAAGGAAACAATAGCATTTTACAATTCATTTCGTGAAGTAGCAGATACTCAAATGATAAGTAATCAAAAGTCAAAATATATTGAGCAATTGAAAGAGAAAGAAAAACAGTTATCAGAAGCGCCAAATCATCAAAAGTACAAGGAAATTTCAGATGAAATCGACGAACTAAAATTCAAAATCAATGACCGGAATCGCGCTCTACAAATCGCAAATGAACAACGTCCAAGTTATTTTCATGATGAAGAACGAGAAAAAGCAGAGGTTCTATATAACAAAGAAATCACCCCTATGATTAAACGTTATGAAGAACTGATGGTAATTACAGAGAAAGCCATTGTTCAATTTGAAAAAGCTGCAAAAGATGCAGTTACAGAAATGGCTCAGATTGAAAAAGAAGTGACCAACTTGACACCAATTCGTATGAAATTACGAAAAGTGAAGCGCTTGCCAGTAAAAAAACCTTCATTACTCGCAGAAAACATTGCGCGTTGGAATAAATCTAGCGAAGCCACTTTCCCAGGTGTAGTTATTTCGAAATTATCAGACTTGAAAAAATACGTTAGTAAATAGTCGTCAATGAAGGGAGGTGAGAAAAATGGCAAAAGTAATCAAAGTTAACGGAGCGATCGTTTCTGACCAACATAAAGAAATTTATGACGAATGGAAAATAGAAAACACAGCTCCAAAAGATATATTCAGCCAGTTACCCAAAAAAGATTCGGAACCAATCGAAATTCACATTTCAAGTGGTGGCGGAGATGCATATGCAGGGTTTTTAATCTACACCAAGTTAAAAGATTACAAAGGCAAAAAGACAGTAAAAATATTAAACATTGCTGCAAGTGCAGCTTCTATTATTGCAATGGTTGGTGACGAGGTTTTAATTAGTCCAGTTGGTCAACTAATGATTCATAATGCATGGACAACCCAAACAGGCAATCAACACGCAATGCGCGAAGTTGCAGATCAATTGGAACAACTTGCAGAAAGTTTAATTAACGCTTATGAATTACGCACTAATCAACCACGGGAACAAATTCAAAAATGGTTAGATAAGGAAACGTATTTTTCAGCTCATAAAGCAGTTGAGTATGGCTTTGCGGATGAAGTGATGTATTCAGAAAGTCGTACTCAAAATAGAGTAATAGCTGCATGTATAGGTGTGAATGGATTATTGAGTGAATCAGTTATCGATGAATATCTTCAAAAGAAAAATGAGCCGGAGCCAGTAGTTAAAAATAAACAGAAACGATTTTTGTTTATGTGAATATGAAAAAAAGGGGAGTTTAAATTGATTCAAGTAAGAAAAGATGTATACACAACAGAAGAACGTCTACAAATTATCCAAGAGAATGACTGGGAGCAAGTATTCGATCTAATTCAAAATATAGCAGAAAGCAATAAACTTGTGGAAAGCTTCATTTCAAAAGCTATTGAAAACAAATCGACAATGATGGAGCAACTTCAAACAGATGAAGAGAAAAAAGAGTGGTACAACGATACTATCCGAACGCTAGTACAAATCAATCAAGCAGTGTTCGGGCTTGCTAAATTTACTAGTGAAAAAGCAAAGTAAATAAAATCTTTGGATGTGTTTGACTTTTATAGTTTAAAACCAACACATTTCTAGCAGCTACATCATATTCGTGTGGCTGCTCTATTACAAAAATGCGAAAGGATTGGCTACATGAATATTCGATTTACAGTTGAAATAGATGGAAAGAATGTTCCTATGTGTGCTGGCCCTATGACAAAAAGAATATATAGAAAAAACTTTCATGGGGATTTAATAACTAATATCGGAATCTATTCAACTGATTACAAGAATGATTTATACCATAATGAAAAGCTCGCACAAATAATTTGGAGTTTTGCTAAAACTGCTAACCCTAACCTACCTAAATACAATGATTGGGTTGATAGTTGTACTACTATACCTGTAAAAGGCATCTTTTTAGAAATACAAGAAAAATTGAAAGGAGATGATTTCTATGTCGAATAATCGTATTAAGGGGATTACGATTTCCATTGATGGTGATACAACCGGTTTAGAGGGAGCATTAAAAGATGTTAATAAACAAGCTGGTAATTTACAAAGCGAATTAAAAGACGTTGAACGTTTATTAAAATTGGATCCAGGTAACGCACAACTAGTTGCACAAAAGATGGAGCTTTTGCAACAAACAGTACAAAATACTGAAGAAAAGTTAACTGCATTGCGGAATGCTCAATCGCAAGTAGACGCACAATTTCAAAGAGGTGGCATTGGAGCCGAACAGTATAGGGCATTCCAAAGAGAGCTAGCATTAACAGAAGCTCAATTTAGAAATTACAGTAATCAACTTAGTACAGTTCAGATGGACCATGAAAGGCTATCTAGAAGCCAACAAGAACTGGGTACATTTTTTAGAGCAACAGGTACCGATATAAATCAGTTTTCTGATGCACTTGGTAATAGGCTTACCAATGCAATTAGAAATGGTACAGCTTCAGCAGATCAAATAAACCGTGCCTTGCAAATTATGGGCCGTCATGCACTAGGGGCAAGTGCAGATATGGACCAAATGCGTAATGCACTGCGTCAAGTTGATTCTAGGGGATTAACGAACGTTAGTTTAGAGTTATCAAGGATAGCAGATGCTGCAAATGAAGCAGGAGATGAAGTAAACGGATTTGGTGATAAATTAGGTGGTGTCGTTGCAGGATTAGCAGCTGGAGGAGGTATAGTAGGAGTTGTACAACAAGCACTTGATGTTTCAAGTTTAGACACTAAGATCGATATTTCTTTTGATGTACCAGAAGAAAGTAAGGCATCGGTTCGAGATGCGATTAAATCGATTGAAACCTATGGTGTGGATGGCGAAGAAGCACTTGAAGGTGTACGACGCCAATGGGCCTTGAATAAAGATGCTTCTGATGAAGCTAATGCATCGGTCGTAAAAATGGCAGGAGTTATTGCTTCAGCGTATTCAGGTATTGATTTCACAGAATTAATTCAAGAAGGTAATGAAATTGCTGCTACTTTAGGAATCACAAATGAAGAAGCAATGGGGTTAGTGAATACTTTATTGAAAACAGGTTTTCCGCCAGAACAATTAGATATTATTGCTGAATACGGAGATCAGATGATTCAGGCTGGTTTCACAGCAAAAGAAGTACAGGCTATTATGGCAGCTGGTGTTGATACAAAAAGTTGGAACATAGATTCACTTTTGGATGGTGTCAAAGAGGGCCGTATCCAAATGGCTGACTTCGGTAATGGGCTTGATAATTCTTTAAAAGAGATAATAGCTCAAACTGATATTTCAGCTAAACAGTTTGTTACCTGGGGGCAATCAATCGCTGAAGGTGGCGAAGAAGGTCAAAAGGCTATGCTTGAAGCCACAAAGGCATTAGCTAGTGTCGATGATGCAACTGTCCGTAACCAACTTGGCACAAAGATGTTTGGAACGATGTGGGAAGATCAAGGGAAAAAAATTATAGATACCATCCTTAAGGCTGAAGGAAAACAAGTTGATCTGAAAAAAGGCATTGATGATATTGCAGAATCTCAAAAGAAACTAGAGAATGATCCAACTGTTACTATGCGAGAAGCATTTGCAAGTCTACAAACAGCTGTAAAACCTGTTCTGGATGTCATTGCAAATTTAGTTTCAATAATTTCTCAATGGGTTACCAATAATGCCGGTTTAGCTGCAGCAATTGTAGCCATTGGGGCAGCAATTGGTATTTTAGTAGGTGCATTCGCTGCATTAATGCCAGCTGTTGGTGGACTAGTCACCGCGTGGCCTGCCCTAGCTGCTGCAGTAGGAGCAATCATATCGCCAATAGGTTTGGTTGTCGCCGCCATTGCTGGAATAGGCATAGCTTTAGTGGCTGCTTATCAAAGTTCAGAAACATTTAGAGAAAATGTTAATACTGTCTTTCAAGCTATAAAGGATATAGCAGTCACAGTCTTTGAGTCCGTTGCTTCTTTTATTGGAGAAAAAATAGCACAGATCAAACAGTTTTGGGACCAAAATGGTACTCAAATATTACAAGCTGTTGAGAACGTATTTAATGGCATAAAGGCTGTTATTGAGTTTGTAATGCCTGCTGTGAAGTTTGTAATTGAAACTGTGTGGAATGCCATTAAACAAATCATAGATGGCGCTCTAAATGTGATTATGGGAGCCATTAAAGTATTCAGTGGATTATTTACAGGTGACTTCAGCAAGATGTGGGAAGGCGTTAAACAAATATTTAAAGGGGCCATTGATCTTGTTGTTGGCTGGATGACACTATCATTCTTTGGTGGTATCAAAACGATTGTCACTAACCTTGCTAAAACAGGTGTGAATTTACTAAAAGGTATGTGGGATAACATTGCAGGATTCTTTACCTCAATGGGGTCCAAAGTATCTTCCACAGTATCTAGTTTCTCTACATCAGTGCTTAATTTCTTTAAAAATTTAGGTACCAATGCAAGTGGCACTATTTCGAATATGGTTACATCTGTGATCAATTTCGTAAAGAATTTGGCCACTAATTTCGTTAATATAATCTCTACAATGAAAAAGAATGTCGTTAACAAAATTACAGAAGTAAGAGACGGCATGGTTGAAAAAGTAAAAGCATTACCTGGTCAATTTATTTCAATTGGTATGGATATCATTAACGGTCTTATAAAAGGTATTTCAGCTATGACCGCTAATGTTCTTGAAGCAATAACAGGTGTTGTGGATGGCGTAGTAAATACAGCAAAGAAAATGCTTGGTATTCATTCGCCAGCAAAGGTGTTTATCGAATTTAAAGCTAAAAAAGTTGTACAAGCAGCAAAGAAATTTGTTCCGAATCCTAATTTACCAAAAATTAAATTCGAACCGATAGGAGTGAAAGCATGACACTCATTTCTACTTTTGGAGATGGCCAATCAGTCTGTTTAATAAGTGGTGATACTAAGCAAGTTTTTAAGCTATTTGGAAAGACTATTAAACTACCTGATATGGAAACTAAAATTCATCGTATTTCTAATAATTTTATTGCTGCAGGCGGTGGCTTAAATGCTGTTTATGAATATGTGATCGAGGAATTGGTAGGTTTAAATTCAAACAAGGCAACTGAAATTTTTATACACTTGAATAGTCTAGCTCATACAATTCCTAAAGAATTTGCTACATTATTTAAAATCCACAAAGAAACATTCTTTACTGTTCAAATTATTGGATTTGATATTGAGTTAGGGAGTATGTACAGCATTACTTATAATGTGGATGATGGAGTTGAAATGTCCATAGTACCTTCATTCGGTATAGCAGGCAGTTTAATTGCTCCGAAGGACGTTTCAAAAGCATATGAACGATTAGGAGATGTTAACGGAGCGATTAGAAATAAAAACGATATTTCCACATTAATAGAGGATCTTATTAATTACTCAATGCACTTGCAATATGAGCTAATGAAAGATTATCCAGATGATGTTTCAAACACTTATTGTTACCATGTGTTAGCCTTAGTTAATGGAGAAGTAATGCATTTTGAAGGTAGGACAGAATTACAAAATCAAGAAATAAATTAAACTATTTGAGACTACTAAATTGGTAGTCTCTCTTTATAATGACATTATGTGACAAAATGTCGGTAGTATTTTATGATTAGAATAAGAGGAGGTGTATTAATAATGAACAAGGATACTGTTGAGAAAAGACAAGATTTACGGATGCATTTATTAATTAATCTGTATGAACACTATTTTAATCATGAAAATAAAGGCATTAAAAAACGTTACCTAAGAATAAAAACTGAAGATTTTATTGCGGATTCTGAAGTAGAATTAGCATACACTTATCTAATTAACAAAGGATTAGTTAAAAATGAAGGTAATGCTACTAGTTTAGGATTTATAATTACAGTAGATGGAATTGATTTGGTAGAAAGTCATTTTGCTAAATAGATTAAATAGTATTCTAAAGGAAGTCACATCTAACAAGGTGTGGCTTTTTATTGTTCTTTATATTTCTTATAATGACAATACATTCCATTTATCCTATGATATATATAGATAGGAGGTGAAAATATGGTTTTTAGTGGTGAATGGATGGCGGAGATGATAGAGAATAGTAAAAGACTTACTTACAACTGCGGATATTGTGGTTCAAAAGTTAGTCCTGCAAATGTATTACCTGCATTCGATTTTGCTTATCCTCGAAACATTTTAGGTGTTGTTGCTATATGTACAGCATGTAATAAACCATCTTATTTAAATAATAGGGAACAAGTTCCTTCTGAAAAATATGGGAAAGATGTAATGTTTTTACCGGAGGATATACAATCAATTTTCGAGGAAGCTAAAAAATGTTATATGGTAGGAGCATGGACAGCAGCTAGTTTGATATGTAGAAAAATTCTAATGAATATTTCAGTATTGAAGGGTGCTAAAGAAGGAAAAAGTTTTATATCATATGTTGATTTTTTAGAAGAGAAAGGTTATATACCACCTGACGGTAGAAGTTGGGTAGATGAAATAAGGAAACAAGGTAATGAAGCTACTCATGAAATACATCAGATCAGAGAAGAAGATGCATTAGAGATTTTAGATTTTACTACAATGTTATTGATTTTTATGTTTGAATTACCAGGGAAAATGTCTATAAGAAATAAATAATTAATTTAAGTCGTAGGATACTTACGACTTTTTATTATGCAATTAACTATGATTTGTGGAGTATAAGTCGAAGAGAGAACACGTTCGATGCCTTTCTATAACTAGCTTAATGAACTTGGTAGCCTTCAGAAAAAGACTAAGTAACTTGGATATTTGAATTGAATGGTAGGATGGTATAAAGGTTCCAAACAGCAAATTAATAAACTAAAAAAACAAGTTATTAAATTTATAATTAGGATATTACTTTTTGTATAATAAAATTTATGATAAATAATATTAAAAGAAAGGAATATATTTAAATGGAATTTAATTTATTGTTAGACACATCTAGGTCAAAATTGGCTGGGATTGAAAATCCTTACTTTTCTTTCGATGAACTAGAAGAAGAAAATGTTGAAGGTGCGATTTCAAGAGCTAATCAAAGAAATTTTTACCTTAATCATCCTAATTCAAATAATTTTATAAATAAAATGGGTATTGAAAATACATTCTATTTGCATAGACTTTTGCTATCCTATTATGACGCATTTTCCAAACTTAAATATTTTTGGGAAAATTATGCATGCCCAGAAAAATTAAACCTTCAAGCAAATATTGAAATAGCAGATTTAGAGAAAGTAGCTAAAAAGTATCCAATAAATGTGTTTGATACTCATACTATGAAATTTGCTAACTATATGATTGGTGATAAAATGCAAAAAGAATATATAGAAGCTAACCCATTTCAAGAGTATCTTTGGGCAATTAATATGAATGAATTTCTTAAAAGTTATAGAATAAATCCGTTTCCTGATGTGGAAATGGAAAATAAAGGGATTTTCAACTCTAGTTACATTTTTAAATTAGCCATTTCAAAAAAAGAGGTAAGTATAGCTTTATATGAATGGGCAAATATTAATAATTTCAATCAACCTGACTTCATCAAGCGAATTAGTAATGTCTTAGAATTGATTAAAGAGGATTTAGAAAGAAATAAATCAGTATATCAAAAAATAACAAAAGGTACAGATGTAAGAGAAAATGTGTATCTACTTAGTAAGAGAATTAACAGTGGCAAAAAGTGGAGATCTTTTTTCTTTGGAGTATTTAATGCGGCAGATCTTTTAGGAGCATATTCTCGACATGCTTCAAATAAAATAAAAAATATTGTAGGTTTTAATAAGCAACCTGATTTAACTGCAGAAGAAATAGTAAAAATGTGGAGAGATGAAAATTTATTGCCTAATAATCATCAATTCGATCACTTGTTTAAAGTTTGGTATTTAGCAACATCAATACTTTTATTAAATTGGTTAAGGCTGAATCATATTAACTCTTAATATCTTAATTAAAATAATAAATAGTTTTATATGAATTCAATAATTATGACCACTCGTAATGGGGGGCACTAATTATTGGGAGTAAGCGTGACTCTTTATAATTAAGCAGCTGCTAAAAATAAAGTTGCTTTTTGTAATAGGAAATCTTTAAATTACATATATAAATTTAGAGGTGATCAGGTTGGAAAAACCAGTATATCTAAAGGATTTAGGAATAAAGGTCGTAGTTACTCATCTTGAAATAGGTGGAGAAAAATTCCCTGCCCCTGTTGGCCTATCTGAATTACTAGAGCATACATGGGCATATAATGTTGATAGAGAAAGAGTCAACCAAACTGCTAGCCAATATGATTTTATCCATTACAAAAATGAAAAAGGTCGATGGGTTACGAGATGTACAAAAAAGAAATAAGGAAATATAAACACTTTCAGCTGCAAGAACAGTCGAGAGTGTTTTTTCTATTTGGAACAAGGAAGGACACCCGAATTATTGGGCGTCCTGTTTTGCTTGGTGTGAATCTCCATCAAGCCAACGATCTATTTTGTCTAGATCAAAAAGCAAAATACCTGGCGATGGTTTATTAAATGGAATACTGTTTGTTCGCATTAAATTGTAAATAGTTGTTTTACTCATAGGGCAATTGATAGATTGAAGATAAGTTATCAATGCCTCGACACCTCTTACTTTTCTCATTGTATTTCCTCTTTCTTATTCCACTCAATATTCATTCCGATAATATCTGCAATTTCTTTAACTTCACTGTATTTAATAGTACCACGTGTAAGTTTATTAGAGATATTCTGCACAGTAGTTTTTTTATCGTCAGGTAGATTTTCATTCATTTTATTTACTATTTCAGTAAGTGTCCATCCTGATGAAGAGATATAACCCTTAATTTCATTTTTTATTATATTAGACAT